CTTTTCGCCAAACAAGGGAAGACCTGTGCATGGAGAGAGCTATACTCGAAATGCGATGCCTCCTACAGAACCAGGGAGAACTTCAACGGAACCTACTATCGGCACTGCTACACGGTTAGCGATGCTGATCAGGAGAAAGCCCATAAAAAGGCCATCGAAAAGGGTGCTTATCTAACCGACCACGGAGTCGAGTTCGACACACATGAACACCAGGAGAAGGGGTATTCCACCATGGGAACCCATTTTGCCAACATGTCTGTCGTGATAAACCACCGGGATCCGGAAGAGTTCACCATGGCCACCCAGCGCGTCACATCTGACAAGGAGAAATCCGCCGAGCTCATGCAACGATCGATAAACATTGGAACTGCGATCAACCTTGCGCTCAAAATGCAGATGATGTCCGACGGTACCACCGCCGAACAGATTGAACGATGGGAGGACGAACTGGTCTTTGCCATAAGAGAGGCCGACCCTCACTACACTGGCGGGACAGGACACCGCCAGTATCTCGAGGAGCGCTCTGGGCAGAGGATTGACGGGCCTGAAGACCTAACCGAGAAGGAGATGGACTTTGCCACGCTACGTGCGTACATGCACATGGCGAGGGCCCAAACCGACAACGAACGAGCAGGGGATATGATCGAGGACCCGTCTGGGAGTCTCATGGATTATGTTGTTCAGAACGGCCAAAAGGTGGCCGAACGAACCAGAGTCATCAACGATGACCGCAACATGACCACCGATGATCAGTTGTACCTGAACGCTCAACAAAAACCCGACGAACTTCAGAAGGTGAAGGGGGGGATCACAAAACACGCAAGATTGGTAGTCTCGAAAACAGGACAAGGATGGGTTGACGCCCAGCCAGAGATACCATACACTGTTAAAAAGAACCTCGAGAAACCTATGGAGATCATTCAGAGGGGGAAGGATGTGGTCATCATGTTCGACGAAACTGAATTTGTCGGCAGGTTACCTCACGGCACAAAGATTGGACCTATGCGTTTCCAGTCGGTGCTGTCTAAAACCTCCCCTGACGACATCGCGACTATCTTAGCCGAGATGCGCGAGTTTGTCGCACCAACCGATGGAGCAGTAGCTTTCATCAACCATGGTGACGACATGCTTGTGTGCCAGAATAAAGACGGTCGAATTTCTTGGGTCGAAGGAGACATTGCTGATAACGACACAGCACACGCGGACATAGAATTTAGGTCCGCGTATCTCCTGG